AAAAGCAAAGGAAGTTTACGCATGAAGACCGATATAGTTCTTACCAGCATCTCTAAGCTGACCCGCATCCTGCAGGAGGGTGGGAGCGACCTGACTGAGCATGAAGTACTCTTCTGGCTGCGCGACCGGGGGTATCTGGTGGCCCACCATGGCGAACGATACAATGCTCCATCCGATTTATGCCTTGAACTCGGCTACATGGTTCATCACCGCACGTTTTCGGAGAGCTCCGGGGGTGGGGTGCTGATTGGATTAAGGCCGATGTTCACACAGGCCGGGTATACCCATATCCTCCCGAAACTCCAACGCTATTCAGACTCCCGCCATGATATACGCGATTGACTTTGAATGTTATTACGACAAAAAGGTGTCAATCACCACCCTGGGCATCCACCATTACCTGCACCACCCGGATTGCTCCATCTACCTCGTCTCGGTCTATTCGGCGGAGGCGGGGTTCTCCTACGTTGGTAAACCGGAAAATCTGGACTGGTATCAATTCTACGGCCACACTTTTGTCGCGCACAATGCCCGATTCGACCGAGCGTGTTTTGAGCGCTTGCGCGAGTTGGGAATTGTCCCGGCTGATATGCAAGTTTCGTGGGAATGCACCGCAGATATGGTAAGTGCGCTGAGTTATGGCCGCTCTCTGAAAGACGCAGTAGAAAGCGTGTTCGGCGTGATTGTAAGCAAGGACACCCGGGCTGACATGTGCGGTAAAACGTGGGAGGATGCCGTCAGACTCGGAATAGCTCAACGTCTGGGCGAGTATTGCCTCAAGGACAGTTGGTACGCCTACCACCTGTGGAATAAACTTTCTACGCTGTGGAGTGAAAAAGAACGCTGCCTTTCCGCTCATACCCGAGATATGGCAGACTACGGCATCTGCATCGACCGGAAACTTCTCGATGAGGGACTGGAAAAACTGACGGAAGTCATGTTAGATGCGGCAGACCTTATTCCGTGGAAAGATGAAGCTCCGCTTCTTTCACCAAAAGCATTGCGAAACGCCTGTGCTCAGGCAGACATTCCGGCTCCCAGCTCTCTGGCTGAGGACAGCCCGGAATGTGCCGAGTGGGAAGAAAAATACGGCAATCAATTCTCGTGGGTGGCGGCTATGCGCGACTACCGTAAGGCTAACACGCTCTACAAGAAACTGACCACCCTGCGCAACCAACTCCGTGCTGATTCCACCTTTGCTTATGGGCTCAAATACTTTGGGGCTCACACAGGTAGATGGTCCGGGGATGCCGGCTTCAATATACAAAATATGCCCCGCAGTTCTATGTTTGGCGTGGATCTGCGTAAGATGATTATCCCCCGACCGGGGTATAAGTACATCATCTCTGACTTGGCACAAATTGAAAACCGCATTATAGCGTGGCTTTCCGGGGATAATGCCATGATGGACCAGCTTGCATTGGGCTACAGTATGTACGAGGCTCATGCTCGGGCTACCATGGGCTATACCGCCCCAGAGCCGCTCAAGCAAAAGAACCCCGATTTATACCGTCTGGCCAAAGCAAGAGTCTTAGGCTTAGGTTATGGCGCAGGTGCTGCCGTGTTCGTGAGAATTGCAAAAACGCTGGCCGGACTGGATATAACACCACAACAGGCGCAGCGTGTGGTGAGCGAGTTCCGGGCAGCTAACCGTCTTATCACCGCTTTGTGGTCAAAGCTGGAAATGGCATTGTCTGCGAGCGTGGGCCATGACTTCATCATGCCGCTGCCCTCCGGGCGCAAGTTGTACTACCACAATGTAGGTAGAACGCCCAAAGGCTTGTCGGCCATCGTTCAGGGGAAACGCATCAACTTGTTCGGAGGCAAGCTGGCAGAGAACCTCGCAAGCGCTACGGCTCGTGATGTCCTGGGGAAAATCTTGCTGAACTTGGAAGCTGCCGGGTATCAGGTAGTGATGCACATCCATGATGAAGTGGTCGTGGAAGTCCCGGCTGCTAATGTTGACAACGCCGCCTTAGATATACACCGCATCATGACGACCACACCAGCTTGGCTGGAGGGGTTACCCCTCGCGGCTGAAACCTTTATCTCTGACCATTACACAAAATGAACTCGATTGATTGGAACGCAGTACGCGCCTATTACCTCGAATGCCGTAGCTACAAGCTCACGGCTGAGAGATTTGAGCTTTCGATGGTGCAAGTTAAGAACCGTGCAATACGCGGGAATTGGAAATCTGATACCTCAGAGGTATCAAATCCTGCTACCTGCGCTACCTCGGAGGTATCAAATCCTGCTACCTCTGCTACCCCGGAGGTATCAAATCCTGCTACCTGCGCTACCTCGGAGGTATCAAATCCTGCTACCTCTGCTACCTCGGAGGTATCAAATCCTGCTACCTCTGCTACCTCGGAGGTATCAAATCATGCTACCTCTGCTACCTCGGAGGTATCAAATCATGCTACCTCTGCTACCTCGGAGGTATCAAATCATGCTACTTCTGTTCGGCTCCCCATGTTGCCGAATCTGACCGCTCATGTGGTGGAGTTCGGCAAGCCCTGGGAAACAGCGATTGCTCCCCACGATTCATTCCCGGACAAGGCTGCATACCACGCGCACATCAGCTCCCCCGCTACAAAAGATTGCCTGTTTTCGGGCATCCGTGGCATCAACGCGAATAATCGAGTATGCCGGAATAACCCTGCTGCAGCTCTGATTGCCGTGGTGGCTGATTACGATGCCAAGATTTCAGACAAGCGCCGAGCTACCCAGCTCAGCAAGATGTCCTACAAGCCGAACTTCATATCAACTTCATATTCAGGAGGTACGCACGCTATATGGCTTTTGGAATGCCCTATCCCGATTTTACCGGGTGGAGATTTTGAGCAGATTCTCTTTGACCTCATTAAAAAGGAGCTCAAGCTGGCCACCGCATTCGGCCCACTCGACCAAAACGCATTCTACAATTCTTCCCAGTATTACCATGTCGGATGGGAATGGAGACAGCTTCATACCACGCCCATCCCGGAAGCCCGTTGCCTCCGCTGGTTCAATGCTGCTATGAATAAGCACCGCATGGGCAACAGCTCGGGTGTGATTGTTCCGTTGGAGCGCGTGCGTGACGAAATGAAAACTCGTTTCCCCGGTCGCTGGCAGGGTGAGTTCGAATTGGGCTCCCGTGGTTGCCGCTTCTGGGACAGCTCAGCAGACAACCATTCCGCAGCTATTGTGACCGAGCGTGGTATGGTCTGCTTCACCGGGCCATTCCCTTTTCAGTCATGGCAGGACATCTTTGGTCAGGGCTTCATCGAGCAGTACATGGATGACCGTATTGGGCAAGTGCTCAGGGAGTTCTATTGCATTGGCAACAATTTCTATGTGCTTACGGATAGCGTGTCCCCGGATGGCTCGCTGCATTTTGCGTGGACGATGCAAAATCGCATGAATGTTGAGACCCGCTTGGCCAAGAGATTCGGATTCAGCACGAAAACGGAAAAGGATGACCCCCAGAGTGAGGTCAAGGATATGCTCGGTGAAATCATGGAGCGTAATACGCTGGAGGCTGCTGTGCCGCTTATTTACCGGGAACCCGGAAAGACGTTGCTCTACGGAAAGCCGGTGCTCAATACAAGTTTCCTGAAAGTCTATCCTCCCGACATGGAAAAAGGCAAGTCCTGGGGCGATGGCTTTTCTTGGATTGCCCAGTTCATGGAGGGACTTTTCCCGGACATTATTCAGCGCGAGAAGTTTATGGCTGCTTGGGCTTATGCTTACCGCAATGCATACCTCGGAGAACCGAAAAATGGCCATACTATCTTTATAGCCGGAGGCCGAGGTGTAGGTAAGAACTTTCTGACGGAGTGCTTGTACGGTGCCAGCATGGGGGGATATTCTGATGCATCCGACTATGTGTTGGGCTCGACACGTTTTAATTCCCGCCTTTTTGAGGTGGGCGTATGGACGTGCAATGATACCGTGACCAAGGGCAATAATCAGGAGCGCAGCATATTTTCCAAGTTCCTTAAAAAACTAGCAGCCAACCGTCAGCATGTTTTTGAAGGTAAGTTCAAGGATTCGCTGACCATGGATTGGCAAGGGCGTATTCTCGTCACGCTGAATACTGACCCCATGAGCTTGGCTATCTTACCCGACATTGATATCAACAATGCCGATAAAATCAGCTTGTTCAAGGCTTCTGATAAAGTGCTGGACGACAAGGATGCCGCTCGTCACGCACGCGAGGAGATGGGGGCTCTTTGCGCTTTCTTGTTGAACTGGGAGTTCCCGGAACATTGTATTGGTGACGCACGCTGGGGGGTGAAGAATTATCTCCATCCAGAGCTGGCCGTTGAGGCAACTAATTCCGGCTCAACATCAGCGTTTGGTGAAATCCTGAGTCTTTATGTGCGCGATATGTTTGCCGCTGATCCGAAGCTGGAGCGGCTGGAGGGCTCAGCTACATGGTTTTTGCAGCAGATGCTCAGTTCAGATGCCATTAAGGAAATGCTGCGCGGTACAGTCACGGCTCATTCCATCGGCAAGAATATGGGAGCATTGGCTGCATCCGGCTCGTTTCCGCTGCGCTACCAGCGCTGCCATTCCGGGCGGGTATGGTGGATTACACGCGCTGAGTTCGAGAGCTATTCAAACAACAACAGGGAGGAGAACTATCTCGATGAAGAATGCCCATTCTAAGCAGCCTGAAAAGGCGTTCACTATGTACTCGGGTAACGTGACATGTTCCCCGGCGTGTCATTTCAAAAATCAAATGTCACGGCAACATGTCACGGCTGGATGCATTGATTCTAAGCGGGTAACAAGTGGCGTGTCATTTAAGTCATTTATTTCTCGAAAATCAATGTGTGTGAGAATAAAAAAACACGGTTTTAGAAAATGTGAATTTTTTATTTTGTATATAGGGGGAATATTTTTTGGAAATGTCACGTGTCACATGACACGCCTGGCAGCTTATACTCTCAACCACCAGAAAGGAGTCCGCTTATGAGCCACGATGACTACGCTTCACGCGAATCCGTCCGGAATCGCGCCTATCGCTCCGCCTATGAGTCCGCAGAGACCAAGAAATGGATGGAGTCACTTTCACCCGAATCTCTGGCACGCGCCCAGAAACTCGGTCTGCTGGAACCACGCCTTGATTGGGCTGTCAATGGTCACAGTATTGAGCAGCTTGTCGGTGACAACGAACCTCGTGAAGATGGCGGCTTTGACAAAGGGCCATTGTCTGTCGTGGAAAAGAAACGTCAGAAACACTCGCTGTCAGAATCGCCTACCGAGCATAACCGAAAATTGCTTCGGGCATTTTTACAGCGGAATGGGAATCCTCGCCTGACATGGGCTGCCATTCGCTATCTGCAAGGCCACGGTACGCTCCTGTCTCACGCCAGCTCGCTTGGCATGAGCAAGCAGGATTTTCACTACCACGTCCGGCAGCTCGAATCTCTCTTCGGTTTGCCTCCGTTATCCAATCAGCGCAGCGAAAAATCTCGCAACGCTAACCGACTCGGCCACCTGAGCCGTTCACTTCCCCTCAATTTTGACTTCGATTCCATAGAATATGACCACTAACTCACCAGAACTTTTCGAGAATCCTGCGACTACGGAATCTGCTTGTGTAGTCGACTACACAAGCAACTTTTCTCTTGCTCCTATTCAGGTCGCAGGTGTTGAGCTTACAGTCACCGGGCTTGTTGTACATGACGACAATCTTTCGTCTGCAGAGGCCAATAAGCTGTTCGCAACGGTGCTTTCCATGCACAAGTCCTGTAACTGGTTGCTTGGTGATACTCTGCTTTTACTGGATAAGAAGTGGGGAAATCAGCATACCGGGAGTAAATACGAGGAAGCAGCAAACATTACGGGGTACTCCATCAATACTCTGCGTATGATGGTGCGGGTATGCAAAGCTTTCCCTATCGACAAGCGTCATGCGAACCTCAGCTTCACCCACCATCAGGAAGCCGCTTGCATTAGCGGAGACTACGCCACGCGCGAATCCATGCTGACGGCGGCTTCTGAAAATAAGCAGTCAATCCGTGAGTTCCGTAAGACCGTGCGAGAACATAATGCCAAGCCTAAGCTCGATGAAAAAGGGCAGCCTATCCCGGAGCACATCGCTCACCCGGAGCTAGGCGAGAACACCGACCGTCCTTTCGGGCTAATCGACCTGCCGGAACGCGCTGCCCCCGGCGCTCCTCCGTTGTGGGATGCCCTGAAGTTCTCGGACTGGGTTGATAAGCAGGAACCGGAAACTTACACCGCCGAACAATGCGCCCAGGCTATCGAACTCACCGAAAATATCGCAGATTTCTATGAGCGCGTGAAATCTCGCCTCGAAGAGCTGGAAACGGCTCCGTGAGCGCCCCTACAACGTCTCAGCATAACCCAAATACGGACAATTTCGACATGAAACCACCAATTCACGCAGAATGCCGCCTCACACGACCTGAGAGCGCGTGCAACACCGAATCTAAGGAATCTATTTACGCGAGAGATTCGCGGCCACCCGTCTTTGGCAAGTCATAAAACCACGCACACCCTTTTTTCTCCATTCCCACTTTTTCTGCATCTGAGGAATCTTGAAAAAAGCTGATTCAGGTTGATGCTGACTGCGTGTAATGCGTTGATTCTTGTATCGGTTTGTAATCAGCAAGGCTTACGACTGGAACCCGCCCGGAAGTGGGAACGCCTAATCAAAAGCGTTCCCACTTCATTCCCTAAAACCAAAGAGATTTTATATGCCGACATGAGCATCCTCGTTCCCACTTGCTTTCGCTCTTTCCCGCCTACTGACATGTAGGCGATTTTGCTTATGTAAGGCGCTTACTGTGAATAAAAAAAGAGTAAAAAACTGCGTGACAAAAATCCGCGAATATGCTATACTAAAAGATACATAACCCACTAAAAAGCAATATGCAAGAGGTAATAAAATCAGCATGGCCGGGAGCCTTGGTAGATGCAGAAACACTACAATACGAGCTCTGGGGAGAAAATAAACAGCCGAGAGAGTGTCAGGTGGTTGTACACGACCCCGATTCATTCAACCGTGGCGGTATCACCGTCACATTCGGCAAGGCGAAAACGCACAATGGAGCCAACATGGCAAGAGTGATAGCCCTGCCGGATGGGCTTCGCAAGCTAGAATGGTACAGAGTCACCAAGGACTTCGAAATACAGCCTATCTCCACCATCATTCACCACTTCCCGGAAAACATGAAAGAGGAGTGGCTTTCCAATTTCCCCGAATAATCAACACAACACAGAATCCATGAGCAACGAATACACACCTGAACAGGAAGCCCGAGCCCAGAAAATCGCACTCCAGATAGCTGAGGAGCTGGCGGGCGGCTTGCAGAATATCATCGTCTGCACCGGGTGCAAGGATTTCCTTGCCCTGACAGCGGAACCTGAGAAGAAATACCTCGGCGGACTGGCATTCCGATACCCCCGCCGATTTGCAAGCAACCACTCCAACGAGGTACGCATTTTCGCCATGCAGGATGGAACCCGCAAGCTGGAATGGGGCTACGTCACGAAAGGGAAAGGATATCTTCCCCTCGAAACGGAAGAGGGCGTATCCCCGGAAAAGCTGGAGGAAGTCTGGTGGGAACACACCGCCTGCACCGTACGCCCGCCGTGGTTCGTGGAAGCATGCCGGATTAAGCTAAAGCTGGGGCGAACCGTTGTCACCCCTGGGGCAAACGAGGCATTTACGCACGAGGAAATCGCCAAGTGCATGAAGCGTCATTCCTACGGAGATTGGGGCGATTGCTGCGATGAAGACAAGAAGACTAACGATGCAGCACTTAACCCGAAGAATCCCTGCCGGGTGTTAAGCGTCTACAAGTTCGAAGATGGCCGAGTTCTCTGGGTCAATACGGAATGGGACAGAAGCGTAACAACTGCTCTATTGCCGGACGAATACTAATCAACCTCATCCCCGCCCCTGAACAGGGGCTTTCCTCGTATGTCGAATATCACCCCATCCCAAGCCGATACCGTTCTGGAGGTCAATCGCTCCAATGCCATTAAGCAAGCTGTAACCAAGGTAAAATCCAAGAAGCCGCTCACCAAAGCTGAGGTGGAGCTGCTACAGAGTATCGCCTACAGTTCCGGGCAAGGCGGCGACCCTACCATCACAGAGACAAGCACCGTGGTGGATTTGGCTGCTGCCCTGGGCGTGTCTCGCCGGAGTATCAGCAACTGGCGTAAGCTGGAGGGCGCACCTGTTCCGAAGCCCAACGGCAACCACGATGTATTGGCATGGCGGCGATTCATGCACGAGAAGCATTTGGATGGTTCGGAGCCCGGTGATGAAGAGGGACTGAAAATCCGTAAGCTCTTGGCAGAAATCAATGAACGGGAGTTCCGATTGGCGGTACGAAAGGGAGAGTATATTCTCAAAGATTTAGTGAGGGAAGCATGGCTGAGCCGCTGCGGTCGGGTGGTGAATCTACTGCGCTCCAAGTTTGAAAAAGAAATGCCGCCCCAGTTGGCCGGACTTACCGCTCCCGATATTCAGGAGTTACTCTCCAAAGCCATAGATGAGGTATTGATGGAATTGCACGAGGGGAAGCCGGAAAGCCTGACCCCATGATTTTGACTTTCGCCCATGAGGTGTGAAAGCTCAACAGGTTAATTCCGTGCTCGAAGAACGATTTGCCACTCTGTGGGATGCCGCAGGTGGGCCTGAGCTTGTGAGAGAATACCGCTTTGAGCCGAAACGCCGCTGGCGAGCCGATTTTGCTTGGCCGGATGCCAAGATGCTTATCGAGATTGAGGGAGGCGTATGGAACCGGGGGCGCCACCTCACGCCCAAAGGATTCGCCGCAGATGCCGAGAAATACCTGACAGCCACCTTGCAAGGATGGACTGTGATTCGACTGGTATATAACCAACTTACCCCGGAAACCATCAAGCAAGTTCTCGAATATGCCCGAAACCGAATATCTGGAAGGCCTGTGGCGTGAGGCGTGGACACCGCCTGACCGCAAGGAAGTCTGGAAGTGGGCAGAAGAACATATCGAAAATATCCCGTACTCACCCATCCCCGGCAGGTTCCGGGTGATGAACTCTCCCATGCTGGCAGAAGTCATGCAGGAGATGGTCAATCCGCGCACCCGCTTGGTGAGTATCATTGCAGCCGTGCAGAGCTCCAAATCCACCGCGATTGAGGTGGCACTCTGCTATGTCATTTCCAACCTGCCTGGGCCTACACTCTGGCTGGATCAGAACGATGATGACGCCCGAGACCAAGCCGAGGGGCGACTCCGCAAGTTGTTTGATTGTTGCCAGCCAGTCAAAGCCTTGTACCCGGCAGACAAGTACAAGCTGCGTAATACTACCATCCACTTTGCCAACGGCATGACGCTTTGGGTAGCAGGAGCTTACAATAAGAGTAACCTGCAACGCCGCTCTATCCGCTGGCTGATTGGTGACGAGACTTGGCGATGGCCGCAAGGTCACATGGCTGAGGCTGAAGCCCGAACCACCGCATTCGGTTGGCTGGGCAAGTGCATATTCTGTTCACAGGGAGGCTTTGCCGGTGATGATACGCATACCAAGTTCGAGACTACCGACCAGCGGGAATGGATGTTCACCTGTCCGCATTGTGGCACAGAGCAAGCCTATACTTGGAACTGTATCGAGTGGGGTAAGGATTGCAAAGATGCAGATGGCAACTACGATTATCGCAAGGTACGCGCAACCACCCACATGCGCTGCGCCCATTGCCGTTCCGTGTTTGAGGACAGGGACGATGTTCGGCGTGATCTGAACGCACATGCCCGATTTGTTCCGCAGAATCCCAACGCTGCCTCAGAATATGTGGGCTACCATTGGAACGCCATTGCGACCATGAGTTGGGGGCAGTTGGCGGAACTCTATCTCCGTGCTAAAGTAGCAGCCCGAAAGGGAGATTACACCCAGCTGCAGCAGTTTTACCAGAAACGTCTGGCTCTTCCTTGGAACGAGTTTCACGAGGATTTTCATATTGAAACGACTCCCGGTGACTATCTCATGGGCGAGTACTGGGAAGAAGAGGGCAACATTGGCGGGGTTCCGCTGCGCTTCTTGTCTGTGGACGTTCAGCGAGAATGTTTCTATGCAGTGGTACGCGCCTGGGGGCTGGACGGCAGTTCCCGCCTGATGCATTGTGAGAAGCTGCATTCGTGGGATGATATTGCCACTCTAGCAGCCCGCTTTGGTGTACAAAGCAACCTTGTGTTCATTGACTGCGGCTACCAGAGCTACGAAGTGTACGGGCATTGTGCCGAGCAAGGCTGGACTGCACTTATGGGTGATAAGCGCACCACTTTTACCCATCGCCAAAAAGATGGCAAGCAGGTTGAACGATTTTACTCGCCTAAGCGCCAAGTCAACCTTGGCTATAGCCGAGTGGCAGATATGTACTTCTGGAGCAACCTAAACGTAAAGGATGCGCTGTTCCGCTTACGCAAGAACACAGAAAAACCGCTGTGGGAAGTACCCTCGAATTGTCCACAGGATTACCTTGATATGCTCGACTCTGAGAGTCGAACCTACGAAAAAGGACGTTGGACGTGGAAGCAAATCGGCGACCGCCCGAACCATTACCTCGACTGCGAAGCTATGCAGGTATGTGGGGCGATTATGCTAAAGATAGTAGGCTCGGAGAGTTTGAGTGAATAAAAGGGAGGATTTAACCG